GTTTCACGACTTAGGTAAGTTAGGTGATTTGGATAATCCATATTACATACTTCAAACAGATCAGTGGAGACGTGATAAGTTAAATGAATGGTATACCTGGAATCCAGATCTAGAACCAATGTCCGTAACGGATAGAGCTTTGTGGTTGCTACAACATTTTGAGATAAAGGTAAGTGCAGAGGTGTGGAAAGCTATCAAGCTAAGTGATGGTATGTTTGATGAAGGTAACCAATCACTATATAAAAGACCTGATACTAATAGAAACATATTACATTATATAGTACACTTTGCTGATTGGATGAGTACCATTGCTGAGAAGCAACATTGGATGCAAGGTAATGAAGTGGACGAAGATAACGAATACGAGCCATTACCGGATGAAAGGAATCACGTAGATCCAGTAATGGTTAAGAAGAAAGACAAGACATCAATGACGAATAAAGACATAGATGAGATGAAGAAAAAATTTGATGATCTGTTTAAGGATAAAAAATGATAACTGAAATACTTTTAGGAATTGCAATAATATTGTTGACCTTTGTTTCTTATATGCTTATCTTAGCACTAAGAAGAATCAATGATTACGAACAATTCATTATACAATTCGACCAAATCGTCAGCTATTGTTCTGAGCAGATAAAGCGTATCGATGATAGAGGAACATTTGAATCGGATGATGAAGTAGGAACGTTTTTTGAACAACTTAAACAATTACAGACACTACTTAATAATATTTTTGAACCCCAACTAAACGAGGAAGTAAATGCCACGAAAGAAAGCTAAAGCAAAAAAGAAGATGTACTTTGATCAAGCAGTCGAAGATCATATTATAGCATATAATAACGAAACTAATTCTGTTAAACGTAACAAGATATACAATGAAGGTATTGCGTATGCGTTTGATAAACTGTGTGAGAATATAATTAATACATTTAAATTCTCATACTTTGACTCCGACTTTGAGGATGTCAAACAAGAAGTTATTTCTTTTCTTGTATTGAACATGCATAAGTTTGATCACACCAAAGGATACAAAGCATTCAGCTACTTCTCAGTTGTTGCTAAAAACTATCTTATATTAGTTAATAATGGTAACTACAAGAAGATGAAAATGCATAGCGATTTAGGAGCCACATCAACAGTTAAGGAGATGAGTAAGAATCCATACTACAATTCTGTAGATGATCCAACCGATCTTTTTATGACAGAGATGGTTGATTATTTTGAAGGAACTATACCAAACATATTCAAGAAAAAGCGTGATATTGATATTGCGTATAGTATAGTAGAGATACTAAAACAACGTAATGAGATTGATAACTTTAATAAAAAAAGTTTGTATATCTTAATTAGAGAGATGACTGGTGTTAATACTACATATATAACTAAGGTGGTTGGCGAGATGAAAAAGCACTATAAGAAGGTTGCTAATGAATTCCGCACCGTTGGTAGTATAAATAAATCATTAATGAGCGGAAGTCTCAACCAGTTTTTTTAAACTAAACTAACACATCACTTATATCAAAAGGCTAAGCAATTAGCCTTTTTCTTTTTATTATAGACATTTTATGTATTCTGTATATTTATATATGAATAACTGCATGTCGCGAGGATAATAACATGAGTGATAATAATATAGAAATCTTTAAAGGTAAGACGTTTCAAGACCTTACAAAAGACATATACGATAATACTAAAAGCAAGAAACTACAACTAGATCTCTTGGTTCAAGAGATACATGGCTTCATCCGAACAATAGATGATGCTATTATAATTGCTCCAATTGTTAAAGAGCTATTTGAGGTTAGCGTAAAAAACGACGAACACCTAGTCAAACTCGCAAGCGTTTTGCAAAGAATACTAACCAGATCCACTGGTGCCACAGACGATCAATTCACATTAACGGATGCTGAGAAGGAAGATTTAATTACAGCATTACAAGAAACAGCTAATGATGTACAGCTTGAAAGTGATAGAATAAATCAAGTTAGCGCTACTGGATCTAAACTTATGGATAACTAATGGGTTCTGTTATAACACCACTACCTGATATATACGATCAGGGTTCATTATTTGGTAGTCAACCATCTACAGTTTTTATGCAATTTGTTCCTGGAAAGGTAGTTGATGTCGCTACGAGCAGTCGGTCCGGAATAGCACGTGGTGATAAACGTAAAACTAATAGCATATTAGCTAAAGTGCATTACGGTAACAAACTAAGAGTAAGTGGATTAATGGATGAATCAGATAGATACTTTCCATTGTTGAGAGGTGTAATAGACGTTCCAGCAAAAGGGGATCCGGTATTGTTATGTACAATAGGACCACGTCAATATTATTTAGGTCCATTGAATACAGACAACAATCCTAATTTTAATTACGACAACCACGATAGTCTTTTAGAAGATAGATTTGATTATGATACACCAGCAAGAACTTCAGATGCTCTAGGCGTGTCAGCTAATTTTAAGTTTGATAAGAACGCTCGCTACTTAGAAAAACCATATAAAGATGGATTAGATGATGTAGAGTCAGGACCACAAAAAAATAAAAACGTAAGAGATATACATGGAGATATGTATCTTGAAGGACGTCACGGTAATAGTATTAGGATAGGTAGCAGAGCAAACGATCCATACATTATGATCGCAAATGGCAGATTCACACCAGTACCATTTGAACAATTATCTGGAGCTAGTAAAACTGGAACGTTATTATCGATAACAAAGCGAGGTACATTCAATGAACATTTTGGTGTCCCGGAAGATATGTTTCGTGGGTGGTCTGGAAAATCATTTGTGTTTGCAACGGAGGAGCGACCTGAAAGAGATGCAAATGATAGAATAATTTTTGGTGATATGTTTAATATATTTGAAAAGGATAGTGGAACAAAAGCACCGGATTGGCTATATGATTATAACAAGCACCAAACGTTATTGAATACAGGGAAGCTTAGTTTGAATGCTTACGATCACGGTATGACACTTACAGCTAAAGGACATATTTTATTAGGCTCAAAAAAGAATATAGTATTAGGAGCAAATAAAGATATAATAATTGATGCACCAACTATTTATATTGGACAGCGTTCTTTTGAAAAACGTGAAAATAATACCGCACAAGGAATGGTGCATGGAGAGAATCTAAGAGCAGTTTTAGAACATATGGTAGACTTACTAAGTGGATTAAATTGCTTATGTACAGGAGCCCCAGCACCAATGGTGTACAACGGAGACATCTCCGGAGCGCTCTATGCTACAGAAGTAAATAAATTAAAAATGGCTTTGTCAAAGGGTGATAATACAATAGTCAGCGAAAGATATTTTATAGACAATGATAGAGAATATCAAAGAAGATAGTTACATTACAGGAGGTAACAAATGAAAGTAAATGAGTTGAAAACGATGATAAGAAAGATTGTTAGGGAAGAGGTTGCTATGACTATTAAAGAAGTAGTCAAAGAAATAAAGAGCCCACCAGCAAAGAAACCAACCATCACTAAAGCTAAAAGAACACGTCAGGTATTAGAACAAGAAAGTAAACCTAACAGAACATTTAGTAAGAATAAAATTATTAATGACGTCTTAAATGAAACGGCAAATGATAATGATTGGCAAACTATGGGTGGTGAAACGTACACCACAGATAAGGTGCATGAAGTACTGCAAAACTCATACGGTGATATGATGAACACTCCAGTTGGTGGTTCTAGTAATGGCGTGAACCCAGATGCGATGATAGCGTCGATGGGGATGAATCCATCTACAGTACCTGACAAAGCAAAAGAAATTTTTACAAAAGATTATAGTAAGTTAATGAAGAAGGTAGCTAAAAAATAATGGCATCGTTGAGTAAGGAAATAGAAAACGCACTTGCTGAAGGTAACGGATTACAGCCGTCTGATAATCGTGGTAATCTACCTAAGATCGCTAACGGTATAGCTAAAGCTGTAGAAAAGTGGCTTACTAAGCAAACGTTTACTATAACTGAGTTTGAGGGTGGAGTTGGTATAGAAGAAATTCAAATTAAAAAACCAATAAATCTTAACGTGGCAATTGATCCGAGTTCTATAGTAGTAGGAGGAGCAGCAGGAGCACCAGCTGTTGCTGGAACACCTTGTCTACCAAACCCAGCAACCTTTGCAATTAATAAAGGAATATCAATTGCTAAATTAATGCCGCAAACATTAAGGTCACAAGATATGGAAGCTTGGGGCAAAGCAACACTTGGTAATGTTCCACATGTAAAGGGAGCACAAAAAGCAAATGCAGAAGGCAAATGGAATCAAGTAGCAAAGGTGCGACTAGATCCATCTAACGTGAGAGAAGTATAATGGCAGCAACACAACAACCAGATTCAGCAGTTGACCCAACACAAAGTCAGCAAGCTCAAGCGCCAAACGATCCAATTACTCAACCATATATGGTTGATAGAGATTCAAACGTTTTTGTTGGAATAGACTATCCCTTTCATAAAGCTGATACAGCACCTGGATGGTTTGCATCTACACAAACCACATTACTTGCTGTAAAAAATAATTTAAAAATGTTATTATTAACTGAACGTGGTGAGCGATTAATGCAACCAGATCTTGGATTGGGATTGAGACAGTTTTTGTTTCAACCAATTACAGAAGATCTTAGAGCAAACATATCAGCTGAAATACAACGAATGATAGACATTTGGTTACCATTTGTAGAGATACGTGAATTGCACGTAAGTCCAGGATCAGGTGGAGAGGACAATAGATTATTAATAAAAGTAATATTTAATATTACAAGAGACCCTAATACCCTAGAATCCGTTGAGGTAGATATAGGAGAATAAGAATGCCGTACGAAGACAATCAATATTCAGAAACAAATGTAAATTATCTTAATAAAGATTTTTCAACACTCAAAGGTAATTTAATTGAATATGCAAAAACCTATTTTCCAAACTCATACAAAGATTTTAATGAGACATCACCTGGTATGATGTTAATTGAAATGTCTGCATATGTTGGAGATGTATTATCATTTTATATAGACCAGCAATATAGAGAGATGATGCTACCCTTAGCAGAGGAGAGACGTAGTGTAATGAATCTAGCTAAGATGTTAGGATATAAAGTAAAACCATCTGTACCAGCTTTTGCAAACATAACATTTACACAAACTGTAGATGCATCTTCAGATGGCAGTGAACCAGATTATAGTCAGGCTGTAGTTGTAGCATCAAACCTACAAGTAAAATCAGTAACTGATTCTGAAATAGTATATGAAACTTTAGCTCCACTAGATTTTACTATAAGTGGATCTGGAACTGGTTTCCAAGAACCTAGCATTAGTGCAATCAATGCTAATGGATTAGCAACTAGTTATGATTTGAAAAGAACTGTAAAAGCAATATCTGGTGAAACTAAAACAACAACTATAAACGTCGGCACACCTAAGAAATTTTTAAAACTAACTCTAGAAGATACTGATGTCGTTGATATAATAAGTTGTGTTGATTCTAATGGTAATGATTGGTATGAAGTAGATTATCTCGCACAAGATAAGATACCTGTTGAAACGCATTATACTGCAGACGGTGATCGCACTACAGCATACGAACGTATATCAGATGAAACGTCAACACAAATACCAGTACCTTATACATTAACTTATAAACAAACCGGGAAGCGTTTTATTGTAGAAACAAATGATGATAATACAACATCATTGTTATTTGGAAATGGCGTGTTAAGACATGGTGGAATACAAACATCAGCCTTTCTACAATCACAGCAAGTTGGAATAACGTTCCCGGGAAACACAGAAAATTTAATAGAAGCCATTGATCCACAATTAGGTGATGAGTATTCTACTCTAGGAGAAACTCCAGCACAAACGGCATTAACAATCACATATAGAACTGGTGGTGGAATAGTAGCAAACGTCCCTGCCGGCGATCTTACAGAGGTAGGAACGATTACATATTTACAAGGAAGTGATGCAACAATAACATCTACAAACGAAGATCCAGGTGTGGGTGGATCAAATGAAGAATCGGTAGATGAGATAAGGCAAAGAGCAAAAGCGCATTTCTCTACACAAAACAGATGTGTAACTAAAGAAGATTACGAAGCTAGAATTATCAGTATGCCTGCTAAGTTTGGAAACCTTGCTAAGGTGTATGTAAACAGAGCGGCTATGTTTAGTGAAACGATGAGAGGTATTATTGACACCAATAATGATAAAGTAATTAATGAAACAGATGCAAGCACGTATCTTGAGCTTGGTGAGAAGGATTATACAGTAGCGTTTGTTGAGGAACTACTAAACCAATATCCAATACTTAACGATCCAAGTAATGAAGTAGAATTTAATTTTGATACAATGCTTCCACTCTTGACTAGTATGGCAACGATAGTCGATCCAGTAAAACAACAATCAGCTAATATAGGTAATGCACTCAATACATTACTTTCTAATGATCAGAATTTACCAACAATTGACGTGTACACTTTAAGCTACAACAACAAAAAAGAGCTTACAGGAACACCAATGGATCCAATTGGTATTAATATAAAAAGTTATCTAAATCAATTTAAATTAATAACAGATGAAGTAATAATTAAATCTGGTTACGTAATAAATTTTGGAGTATTGTTTGATGTGTATGCTCACAAATGGGCCAACAAACAAGAAGTTAAATTTAAATGTATTCAAAAAATAGCTGACTATTTTGTGATAGATAAAATGCAATTTCGTCAACCAATTTATCTAAGCAACTTAGAATATTTGTTAATGGGTGTGGAAGGTGTCAGATCTGTACAGTATGTTTGTGTAACACAAGATGCAAATTATAAATCTGATCCAATTGATGCACTTGCTTTCAAACCAAGATTATATTCAACATCGTGGGACGCTGATTCAGGAACGTGGGTTGACCACTCAGGTGATACAGAAAACTTTTCACCAAACATGGGATACAAATTTAATTTTCAAGCAGCTGAAGAAAACGGAATCATTAGACCTTCAGTGACACCAGCGGTTTTTGAACTAAAGAATCCAGAACTGAATATTAGGGGGAAAGTAAGATAATGCATTATTATATTTTTTCTACAAAAGACAATTGGGTGTCAAGCGGGTCTAACAAAATAGATGGCGAAACCTTTACAGATCAAAACTTTGGACGTGATGAAATACTCGAACTAAAAAAAGTTTTTTATGACGAATCGTTTGATTATCAAACTAGAGTATTGGTTAGTTTCAAAGGAACAGATTTTACCAACCTTTCACAATCTGTAGTTGATGGTGATATAACTAATCCAAGATATTATTTGAGATTATATGAAGCTAACGGGACACAAGAAATACAAAACGAATATAGCCTAATAGCACATCCAGTAAGTCAATCTTGGGATGAAGGTATAGGCAAGTTTGCAGATGATCCAAAAGTTACAGATGGATGTAGTTGGGTCAATAGGCAATGGCCTCAAGGTAACTCCGCTCAATCTTGGAGTAAGGCAGACGGTAGTCCTAGTGACGGGCCTTCTGTTATAACTGGTTCATTATTAGCAGCAACTCAATCATTTAGTAACGAATCACCAGACATTAACATGGATGTCACTGATTTGGTTACATATTGGTATGAGAATGGTGCTTCTAAAAATCATGGATTACTATTAAGGTTTTCAGGTAGTCAAGAAACAAACGAAACTGGTAGTGAAGTAACTACTGGTCAATTTAAATTCTTTTCAAGAAATACAAATACAATATATGCTCCAAAGTTAGAAGTAAGATGGGATGATCACACACCATGCTCTGGATCTAACACTGGTAGTTTGTTAGAGATGACGATGAGTGGACAGACAGATTATATACTAAACACTAAGGGATTGCAAAAAGCATATAAGGAGCAAGATAAAGTAAAATTTAGAATACGTCCAAGAGAACGATATGTTCAAAAAACGTTTTCAAGATCAGTTCAAACTACAAGTGGATCATTTATTCCAGAACATAGTGGGAGCTATTCTATTGTAGATTTAGCTACTGGTGAAACAGTAGTACCATTTAGTGCATACACTTCAATGAGTTGTGATGCAGAAAGTAATTATTTTATACAGTGGATGAATGGATTCCATCCAAACAGAGCTTATAAAATATTATACAAAATAAAATTTAACGATGGACAAGAAAAGATATACGACGACGACTTTGAGTTCATTGTAAGGTCATAGGAGGACAGATATGGCGGGTACACCTGACGTTGATTATCAAGACCCAGCTCTTCAGGAAAATCAAAGTGTAAGCACTGATACTTTTTATTCAAAAGAACAAATTGTAGATAAAGTCCAAGCGCTTTTGATATCAAAAGAAAATCTTTTGGTAGATGGTCAATTGGAAAATTATCAAAAAACAGTTCGTGATGGTAAAATAGTACGTGGTAGATTACCAAATGAAAAAGCTGTAATCTTCTCAAGCGATCTGCTATCCAACGTCGACGACTTACCTATATTTGATACCATACAATCTCTACTTCATCCAGATGGAACAAATCATCCTGCGGCTCTTTCTTTAGATGACTTAACAATAGAATCACACGTTATTCCAAGTACTGGTGAGACTGCATACAACATGAGGTTAAATGATATTCCTATTGATGTGGATGGTAAAGCGTTAGATAACTTTAATCAGTATTTACGACTTCCAAGTGGAAAAACTTTTATAAACAGAGACAACGTTGATGGCATTATTGATACAGATATATACGAATTAATACCAGGTGGTACTGAAACTAAACAGGCTCGTATTGATAGATTCTTTGCTGAATATAATGCATTGAAACCACCATCTCCAGTTGACGAAGAAGTGTTACTTGATGGGGATGGAGATGGTCTAACAGATACTATGAGCAACTCAGGTGCCCTTCTTTTTTCTAACCAATACGATATATCATCTGCAGATACAGTAGCAGAAGCCAATGATAGATTTATAACATGGTTACGAGAAAGTGAAGATGACACAAACAATACTAAAAGTTTAGAATGGTTAAGAAACGACTTAAACAATAATTATTTTTTACAAGAAGATCCAACAATAGAAGATGCTGATGAGCGACCAGAATATTCACCAGTATCAGAAGGATATTTTAAAATAAGACAATTGAACCAAGCTATTATTATACGTAATGAACTCGGATCAGATGTTGGTTTCATAGGTGCAGACACATCTAATCCTAATTATCTTAGAACTGGTATTACCATAGCTATGTGGGTAAAGTTTTTAGATAGAGTTAATACAGGAACATTATTTAATTTTGGTAATCCGTTTAGAGAAGCTTCCCCCACAGGGTTTGCATTAGAGACGTTTGTTGTAAATGACGATGGTTCTATTCCCGGATACTATGATGCATTTACTGGCAACGAAGGGTGGGACATTGATCTGTTACCAGAAGATGCATTTACTCAAGGAACGTCTGAACGATTTGTAAGGTTCGTTGTGTATGAAGAGCCTGTAGCTGATCCACTTGAAGGAACTACATATAATACAAGGTTAAGAGATTCAAACAAACCCAATGTAATGGAGAGAGTCAATTCTGCACGAATCGGTGGTGCCCTAGCACAACAAAGAGAAGTTGCTTGGAACTATACAAGAATACCATTTGATTATGATGAGTGGTATTATATAGTAGCAAATTATAATCCGTTTACTGATGAAGAGAGTTCAGCTGGAAACTCAAACGCCATGGATCCAGATTTTTGGAACTGGTATAGAAATGCAGACGGAACATATACAAATTTCTCAGGGCTTGGTGCTAAATGCAAAGTTGATTTTATATCAAAAACTACATTGTTAAAAGCTCGAGGATATAAAGTAGATGAAGAAGCTACAGTACAATATTCAAGTCGAGATAGAGATATAAGACAAATGACTGAGCAACAAGAGGACATCGATGAGACATCACTTAATATGTAATAGAAGAGGTAATTAGCTGTGGCTGTAGCTCAATGTTGTAGTAACCAATCTGGTGATCACGGCTATTGGACATGCCAAACTAATCAATACGGTAATGTTGAATTTTACTACACCGTAAATGGTGAGGACACTAATCAATGTGCTAATCAAGCATCAAGACCACAATACGTAATCGACAACCCAGAGGCATGGTGTCCTTCTTACCCATATGAAGGACAAGGACAATGTGTTTGTAATGGTTGCGAAACTGAATATTCGTGTAAAGAAGAAACATCTGGTCGACCAACACCATGTAATTTTGATGATAGCGGTACTCATCATAATCCAGATTTATGCTCTTTTCCATTTCAATGTTGTATATCATCAAACGGTGTTAGTTGTGACGAATTTTGGATTAATCAGATGGGCACAGTAAATGCATGCGCAAATGATTTCCAACGCGGACAATATAGTCCTGGTGGAGATGGAGCCGCAGAGGTTTCATACAATCAAAATACATACACCTGGGCAAACGGTCAAAGTCCAAATGGTGTTTATAACGGAGGTTGTATTCAACCTACACTTGATTCATATCAAAATGGTGTAGAATTAGATTATATAGAAGCGCTTTTAGATACTGAAGGATGTACACATCCAGGTGCTTGTAATTACGATCCAGTAGCATTTATAGATAATGGAACTTGTTGGTTCCCAGCAGAACTGTTTATAGAAGACGGGGATATTCCATGGTGTGAGGATCAATATGGCGACGTACCAGTTGATGAGAATGGAGTTCCAACACTATGTAAACAAAATCCATTTGTAACTTATATATCATCAGAATCTAATATTGTTGATGGTGTAGAACTTGGTCCACCAAGTGGAGAATTTGATCCAAGACTTTTTAACGACGATGGTGATCCAGTTCATCAAAACAGTGAATTTGCTTGTTGGGGTGGAGACGATTGGAGAGCTGACGGAACAACAGATCTTTACGAACCATTCTACGGTTGCTGGTGTAGTGATATGGATTACCTAAATGGTGCTCCAAATGGAAACAGCACTAATCATCAAGCAATGTTTCCACAACCAAATTTTAGAAATGACCCAGATGCTACTCAAACTGAAAGTGGTATTTGGGATCCAAATTATAATGACGCTTCTGATTGGTGGGAGGATTGGGTTTACGCTTGTGGTGAGGGTGGAACGCAATATTCTCCTAACGACGATACAGATCCAATAACTTATACTCGCTCGAACGCAGATATGATTGGACCATACAACCCATACTACTTCTGTTCAGATTTTAATTGGATAGTTGATGCTGAAGATAGATTAACATATATGAATGCTAGAGCTAACAATCAACTAACAGAATATGATGGACCATATCCAGGAACACATTGGACGTGGAGACAATCCAATCCAGCATTTCAAGTAGATGAAGACGGACAAGCTGATGAAGACAATCCACCTTTAAATCCAGAAGCGTGTACAGATCCAAACGCATGTAACTACAATCCATATGTAACATTATCATGCTTTCAAGATCCAGGTAATGGAACGGTTGTAGAAAACGGTTGTTGTACATATCCCGGACCACCTGAAGAAGGAGCTGACTTTCCTAACCGTGGTGAGTTTTTACATATACACGAACAACTTACAGAAGCGGATGACTTGTATGGAGTATACCAATGTGATGATATTGGAATCAATGGAGGGTTTCCATATTGTGCTAACCCAGGTAATTTAGATATTGGTGGTGCATCAACACATTACTTTGATGATGCGCTTCAAGAAATAATATACAACCCTTCAGGATTAGCAGAGCAATGTTTAGATACCAACACAGAATATAATAGTGATGGTCAAATAATAAGACTAGGTAGTATGTGTGCTGAAGGAGAATCCGCTCCAGATGATTGTAACGGTCACGAGCCAAATTATTGTAATACACAATTTGTTCAATATGGAACATGCGACACTGGTGAAGGATGTGACCACGTATTACCAATTGTACCAGCGTATGATTGTAACGGAGTCTGTGGTGGAACTTCTACATACGATTGTTCTTTTGATGAGTTTGAAGATGAGGGAACACCAAATTATGGTATTGGAACAGGATGGAATGAGAGTGCTTGTATAGGGCCTTACGAAACACCAAGAATTGTTGACGACCTTGGTGGGTGTTGTTTTAGAACTGAAATGGATGCTGTTGATCAATGTTTTGGAACAGTAGTGTTGACAAGTTGTAATGAGCTTATTGATGAAGTGAATGGTGGTACACCAAATCCAATGACCGGAGAAATATATCCAACAGAACCAACAATTATTCAAGACGAATGTGGTGTCTGTGGAGGACCAGGTGACATATACGAATGTTCACAATTTGAAGGTGGTCCTAATTGTTTTAATCTAGTTCCACCAGATCCACCTAATGGTAGACCTGTAATAGGAGTTACTTGTGACGATGGATCAGTTGTATGTTATGAAGAATTATGTCCTAGAGATATAACTAAAATTGATATACAAAGTTTATGGGATAGTGGAGAGCTACCAGCTTCTATTGAAGGTGCTTGTGTTGAAATAGATAATTTAGTAGAAGATCCAATTGATTCGTTTGTAATAAACGGACCAAGTAGATTTAGGGAATCTGGAACTGATGAGCCATATGATACACAAATGACTTTTTGCACACCACAACATTCACCGCACCAGGGATGGGAAGTGATTGATGATCTAACGGATCCAGAGACGTGGGTGATACAAGCATATGGTGTAGGTGATACAAACAATCAAGGTAATTTTTCATACAATACTATATACTCAGGACAAGGTAGTTATGAAAATGTATTGAATAGATTAAGTGGAGAAGATCCAATTTCAAGGTCAGGTATCAATCAATTCTTTAGACCAGCTACAACAAATAAATCAGATATTGAAGGTCGTGACTTAGATGCAAGACCTGGATTAGGATTAACATACTGGGAAGATGATCAGCCATATCAAACGTGGGACGAATTACTTTCTAGTAAACCACATAAATTACCAGATGAATTTTTAACTACAACGTGGGCTGAAGGTGTAGGCAAAACAATCAAACCAGAAATAATGGCAACTGATAATTGGTTATCTGAACAATGGACACCAGACGTTGATGCTCGAACTCGAGAAAGTGTTGATCTAGGATATAACGCTCGAGTCACAAGATACTACGATCCAGAATTACAACCAATAGAATATGAATTAAATATGGCACCGTCTGAAGTACAACTTTATTTTTATCCAAGAAGAGGTACAATTTTATGTAGTGGTGTTTATAGCAAGTTTGATGAAGATGGAACACATCCATATTACACACATAAACAATGTGCTGAACATTTTACAAACAATGAAGAAGCAAGACACGTACCACCACCTAATGCATTGAACCCATATAGTACACTTGGGGGCGGTGATAGTGTTCTTAGTAACATACCACGTAGAATAATGGGTGAAGATAGAGATAACAATGGTAACCAACTAAGACAAGCAGGAGTAGATCAATACCTTGATGATGGAAATTTTTATATAGCTTTTTTAGATTGGGGTGATGGAACTAAACCGCAATATGATGGAATAGATGCACCACCACATCAACTGTTAAGTTATGACAATGCAACATTACTAAAACATAATTATACATCACCAGGTGTCTATACAATATCCGGATATATGATTAATATAATGGATGAAGATAGTACACCAAAAGGTTGTCAAGACACTTTTGTGCGCACGTATAGTAATTGTGATGAAGCGTACACGTGGCCAGATGAGTTGGCTGAACTAAACGATCCAGATAGTTCATTATGGAATTGGAGAATACTTACGTTTAGAAAATTTGAATGTAATATAGTTGTCAACGAAGATCCAAATCTAGTTAATGAGTTTCCAGCTGTAGGTGGCTCTGGTGCTATTACCATTCCACAAAAAGGAACTACAGCAATTGTTGGTGGTGTATCTGATGATAGTATGTATGTATCATCTTTGAAAAGAATGGCTGGGTTTGTTGGTAACAATACAATTATAGAAAACACTTTCCTTAGTTCCCAAGGCGATAGAATGCTAGCAGAAAAATCTTACGCGCTAGTAAACCCAGATGCTGTGGGTGCTGAGATACAAAAGTTTATAGGAAGAGAAGATAAAGTAGCATGGATAATAAACGAAGATGGTAATAGTCAACCATTACAATTAGTTGACAATATGAATGACCCAGGTCCAAAAGGTTTTTGGCTTGGTACTTGTCGTCATAATTATTTTAGTGGCGGACCAATAATAGATATGTGGGATAGGTTTAGTGGTGGATATGTTTTTGATACTAGTGAAGATAGAGGTTCTAATGCATCCACATCAGCCGCCCAATGCATCCCAGAAACATTAAATTATAATCTTGTATATAATGGATATAAAAATGAAAGTGTAGGAGAGTTAGGTAGGCATGTTGGATATATGGATATAGGACAAGTACGAGCGTTTAGTGGTGTTAGAACAATAGCTGATTTACTTGATGTTCCAGATGTCGCTATAAATGATGAACGACATTGGTCTAACATATTACCTATAGAAGAGAGTATTTATAATAGAAGAGGAGTTGTTATAGAAGAAGGTACGATAGTAGAAATTAACGAAGATAGTGCTCAAGAATATCAAGCTGAAAATCAATTTGGTAACAGGCGATATTATCCTGTATTACCAAAACTTAACAAATTAGGAAAGTTTGATGAAGACCTTGGATTGCAAGGCACGGTGTATGATGATAATGGAAACGTAGTATCAGATAGCCCAAACATACAGTTTGGTCAAGATAGAGGGGGATGGTTAGCACCTGATATGCAAGCACCAATTACAAAAAATAAATTAGATCCAAAAATATTTGATGATTTAATAATAGATTTAAATATGGAAGAAATAGATGAAGATGTTGTTGAAGATCATTCCGGAACAAGTAACTTAGGTATAGTAATTAATGATTATCTTATGACTACTCAAACTTCTTTCACTACAAGTTTTAATAAATTAATTAATAAACCTTCTGTATTAAAAATAAAAAGAGCAACGAATGCAACTAGGAAACCATTTTAATGGCTAATTATGATCACAAACATCTCGTTATAGGAAATCCAGATAGTGGAGTAAAGGGGACGTATGAGATTCACGATGGTGAAAACTTTAGTACAAATAATCCATATGGATTATATGACGTCAATTTGTTTACTCAAACTTCTCGGGAACAAGCTGGAGTTGGAAATGTTGTTGTAGATGATGTGAATAAATATGGTGTCGATGTTACACCTCCATGGAGCACTCAACATAATTTAGTTATACATTGGTTGACATTAAGGTCAAATACTTCCACTGGTGGTTGTAGCGGTGGATACATACACGACAAAGCATATATCTCAGCATGGTTTGTAGATATAGATGAATTAGCTGCTGGAGGACACGATGGGAGTATAGAAGGATTAAAGAATTTTGTCAATTCAGATCGAGGTAATGGAAAGACTAGTACACGTATGATTTACAATGCGGATCTTACTGGTGCAGACAATAAGACTAGTGTTAATCATGTACAGGCTACTGTAAAGGGACCAAGGTCCTTTGCTGGAACTACACATATGGATGCTCAAATATTAAGAAATAATAAACGAGTTTCTATATGGGGTGGACGGACAGGAGTTGATCATAGTTGGGATATAGGAGCTCACCAAGATGGTGTATCTTTTGGTGTCAAGGGTGCTTGGGAAAACTACGTTTTTGGAGAGGATGGAACTTGGACAAGCCAAAATCCAGACCAAAGTTTTAACGACAGAGTGCAATACACGGGTCCAATGTATAGACCACAATTTAATAATTTAAATATAGACGGTGGAACAGGAGCCTACAGACCAAGTGGTATGACTGGAGAAGATGTAAATCCACACCCAACTTTTTTTAGTGTAGGAAACGGTTCTCAAGATTGGTTGACAAATTCAACTCGAGATGCATTCTCAGAGACTAGTGGTCACTTTGCTATTATTATACGTACTAGAGGTGATAGGTGGAAGGGTTTGTCTCCAACATGTCAAAAATCTGGTAGGTATGGATATTATGTTATTAGAATTCCAAAATTTTGGTTTGTTCAAAATCAACGAGAAGATATTAGTCCGGCTAGTAGAGTTCCGCTAGGTGTTCCAGGATATTGTCATTATCACAGTTTTGGATGCAGTGATCTTCCTGATGGAGAAGATAGTGAATATTGTAACTGGGTGGGATCAGGAACTAATCGTGCGTATCTAGATCCAGCTTCACCGTGGGTTAATAATCACAACGCTAGCAACAGCAACCTTTTAAAAAGAGGTGCTCAAGGATTATGTGCAAACTTTATCAACCAAGAACGTGCGTATGAAAAACAACTTCAAGGAATCGATCCAGATGAACCAGAAGGTCTTCAATCAAACGATCCAGCTGTAAGTGAACCCGCCTGGGAAGAATTATATGATATGTTTAATGAGATTGAGATGACAGACACGTTATATAAAAGAAAATTGTATTCAGTGACCCAAAATAATATAGATGATTTTATGACTGGTGTTAAATATGATGAATATTTAAGTAGAGGATTATTAGATGAATATGGATATGAAGTAAATGATGCCGATACTGATCTCAAACCATTCCATAGAGCAAATAACGGAACTAGAAGCATGTTGTTTGATCCAGCTATCAAACGTATGATTAATGATGTTACCCATCTAGCTTCTCCTGAAGGAACTATAACAATTAATGGTGTAAACTTATATGAGACTTCATCTCAGGGTGGTGGAGCTGCTGGTGTCATGTGGAATGAGATGAGTCTAGCATTTGAAATACAATCCAGCGCTGAACCAGTATATACAACCAATGAGTTTCCTAATACAGTATGGCGAAACTTTAATATAATTGGATTTGATCCATTACAGTTGTGTGATTGGGATACAATAAGAAGTCAGTTTTATGTTGGAGCACAGACATACCCAGTTCCTTTTAACACATTACATCAAACTCTCACAGAAGATTTTGAGGTGGCATCTAACGTAACAATTACTACAGAAGATGCAGAATATTCTGTTGGTAGATATTATGATGATGTTGATGCATTAGAGGCAGTTTCAGCACCAGCTACTGTTTCATTAAATTATGAAATACTTAACTCATCAAACACAAACGATGCAGATGCTGTAGTGAAAAATATAGATAGTGAATTTGCTTCACTTGGTGGTATGATGGCTAGGGTTGTACAATGGGGTGATGAGCAGACGTTAAAATCAAATGGTGAATTGGTAGATGGATTTTCACTGATAAATCGAGAAGATTACGATTATGTAGAATTAGAAAATAACAATGATGTTCCTGAAAGAAGTTTTTCACATACGTATGCAGAACCAGGAGCATATACTATTAGAGCATTAATTTTTACATATATTAATCATCCTTATATTGACAATCTACAGATGGCTGTTAAATGGAAATTTGTATCCACTACAGTCAACATACCACAGCCAGGATATATGGTAGAAGATTTTGGACAAGTAGGTGGATATGATTTTACTACCATACCTTGGAACGAAACTGCTGGAGTGGTTGGAGGAATTTCTGAAGACAGTGGATATATAAAAAGTTTAAGATCATTAACAAGAGGAGCACCGTTTGCTAACGAAGAGACACCACTTCTTTTAAATATGAGAGAAGCATTAGGAAATGATGAATTGGGAACTCATATTGGAAAAGCTGACATTAATACAGTACGAGCTTACATTACAGGAGATTTAGATTTAAGAAGGTTGCACGGTCGACCACCAAAACCAGACGCACAGGTAGATGGCATTCCAGCATTTGTTAGAAAAGCAGACGCTGAGAAATATGGACTTTTGTTTGTAGGATTAGAAGGAGTGCACGAACACGCGGCTACAGTAAGAGGTACTATTAAAAAAGTTTATATGGCAGGCAAAGACCACAGTGAGAGTACAGATGAAAAGCAGCAACAATTATTTGCTTTATACTATCCAGATGGAATAAGTGCATATCCATCAAACGTAGATACGTATAGCAGTTTAATGGAAGTTGGTATAGATTCTTCAAGAGGTGGTGATGAAGCGGCAACTGCCATACTTGATATAAATTTTGAAGACATAACAAACAACACTGTTCTTGATGTAAGTGGTAGAGGAAACGTGGGTGTATTTTTAGGTGACTATACGATAAGAAAAGAAGAACTTAATCAAAACGCTTCACGAGACAGAGGTATGAAAGTTGGTAAGCAAGGAAAGAAAGATAAAGCTATATAAAACAAGGAATGTAATATTTATATGTACAGCTATAGGAACAACACATGTCCACAGTAGAACATAACTTTTCAGAAAAAGAAAGAGAATTAATTGGTATTGACAATCAAGATGTCAACGTCCAACTTGATGAAACTACGTATGCACGTATGTGTGTGTATGATCCAAACGATGTTTATCTAACATCATTTGATACGTTACCTGATACCAATAACGTTTTAGTATATAGTTTTGAAAATGAAAAAATCTTTATTAAACCTAACGATTCTTTACAAAGTGCTACAATTGAAACAGGACAATATAGATTAAAGTTTGATGTATTACAATCACGTTTATTAGAATTACAATTAGCAACTGGATTTACTAATCTTAAATTTCTTGTAACAGAGATATCACCAACTAGAAAAGAAATAAGAGTAGAGCTAAGACGATCAGTAGCTCAAGAAGGATCTTTCCCAGTACAGCTCTCATCAGATTATCAAAATGATATAAGTAAATTATTTAATAACGTACCGTTAGAATATAGTTACCTAGGAGCATATAACTTTGATCACGTTGTTATATTACCTCAAGGGTATAACGCTACTATAACTAATTATGTATTTGATACGGTTAGCGATCCGGACAACCCAACATTAGTAATAAAATTTAGTGAACCAATACCTAATACACTTGCAGTATTAGATTTTGTTGATGTTGCTCGTGAAGTGGTTGATACAACATACGAAGATATTTTTTACGATGCTGCATTATATAATGAAGTAGTAGTTTATGATGGATTAGATAGCTATGAAGGACTACTACCAGTTGATTCAAATCAACAACAACTAGATCCATTTCAAAGTTCTGCTGACTTAACCGGATCATTTTCTAACAATTCGATACAACAATTATTAATATCTGGAAGTGATGTTAATCTTAACATCGATTATAATCATTTTGAAAATCACATATTTTTTGGATCTGCTGTAACAAGGTTAGATAATTTTAAAACTAAAGTATCAAGTATAGAAGATAAATATTTAGAAATATCTAAATCTCTTGGATATGCTGATCACGTTAGTATGAGTGGTGACTCGACATTTGTAACAGAGAGACGTGAAAATTTATTTAAGGAAGTGCAAAATACTATAAGCACATTAACACCATATGAAAAGTTCTTATATTATGACAATCAAAGTTTAGCAGAATCAACATCATCAGCACCGGGATTAGGAATAAATCTAACAACAAACACACCGGTGTCATTAACACATTTAGAACAGACATTAGAAGATTTTGAAGGATTTGGTACAGTATATAAAGTATCAACAGCGCCTGATACTGGTAGTAATGGAGAACTCACTAATGGATTATTACGTGACGTTCCATTGTTTAGTGATTTGTATTATGCTCAAAAGAAACCATTCTTTAGTGATAGTGGATCAATTTATTTATCTTTCTTGTTGAAAGGAGACTCGTTTGTAGGTAGTGATATAGAAAACACTAAACTAACGTGGAGAAACAAGAACAATACAACTTCAACCGATCACCTAAAAGCACCAGAAGACACGCTACATACATCTAGTATATTAGCACCAAGCATTACAGGAAGCAGATGGAGCCGCTTTATATTTGAAGCGTCACAATCATATTGGAGACCTATTGAAAACAGAACAGTTGGTGGCGGTGGTAATCCTGTTTTTAATTTTGAAGCTGGGTCATCTCAAGTTGAGATATTGAGTGGTTCAAATGTAAGTGGATCATATCCAATACAATTGTATGGCAATTTTTACAGTGCATTAGGAACTACAATAACGGGTAGTGGAAAACCATTTACAGGTTCAGTGGCACCATCTGGAGAATTGTTTAACGTATCATTTCCACGTAGTGTAGATAGTTCTGGAAATCCAATACAAGGACAAGCTCCTGATTCACATACAAGTGTAAATATTGGTACGCATTATACAGCATCGTTAATAACTGATGTGAAGGTAACAACAAACAATCCATTGAATGTATTACCATTTTCACATTTATATTCAACAAGTAGTGCTGAATTTAGTAATTGGTTTGACGGAATGAGAGCTTCGGCTTCAGCTTATGATGAAGCTAACATACACAGCTTAGAAAACAATCTACCTAGATTTATCAGAGACTCAGAAGAGTCAACAGAAATCAAATTATTTGTTAATATGATAGCTGAACATTTTGATATTATACGAAATTATATTGATAATTATTCATCACTTAACAAACGTAATTATACTAAATTAGAATCTGTCCCAACAAATTTACTTCCAATATTAGCTGATCAATTAGGATGGGAATTAATATCACCTTATACTGGTAGCATGAGTGAATACTTCGGAACATCAGAACAAGATAACCAAGTAGGTTCAGGATTATCTGTACAAGAGATAACTAACAACACGTGGCGTAAAGTTGTAAATAATTTAATATACATTTACAAAACAAAAGGTACCATGGCTGGTATCAGAGCTTTGTTGAACACATATGGATATCCACCAGATGCAATAAACATAGCGGCTCAAGGAACTTCAAACCAAAATCCTTTTGGTAAATTAGATGGAGTTGACGATGATGATGTTAACAAACAATACTCTGGTGTAGGTGGTAGTAAGGGTGCAAGCATAATCACCAACTCACCAAACCAAAAGAAATCCGCTATATCAGATTTACCAGGAAACATTTCGTTTACACAACAACAAGAAGATTTATTTAGTTATCAATTTGACACAAGTGGTGATTATAGTTTTGGAAGTAGTTGGTATACATTAGATAAACCAATTAACACGTTAGAGTTTATAGCACGTCCAATATCAACACATAACACACAAAGCGTGGTAGCAAGTTCTGGTAGCTTAGGTGAACGCTTTTGGGATTTAATTATTAAACCTTCTGGAAGTGGTTATCCTGAATATGGAGCTGTAGAATTTAGAATTAGTACTATATACACCGGATCAACAACAGGAGGTGGTGGTATCAATGGTGTAAATAATGCAGTGTCAATGTCAACTGATATGCTACCAATAAAAGCAGAAGATGGTTTTTGGAACATTATGTTGCAACGTGTATCATCAAGTATTAGTGGTTCAGGTACCAATGGATATAAATTAGCTGTAGGTAAATTGTCAACTTCACAGCCAGATAAGTTTCAATATTTTCAAGTAGTATCAATGAGTGTAAGTGGTGGCTTAGTTGATTCTTATCACAACGGACAAGGTGATTCTAATTTCAATGCTAATCAAAATTGGTTAAATACTGGTAGTATAAATGCTGCAGTATCAAATAGTTTGAAATGGGGAGCACCTGTATCTGGAGGATACTCCGGAAGTATATCTAACGTACGTACTTGGCAAACGCAGTTAAGTATGTCATCATTTAAAGAACATGTATTAAACAAACCATCATCTATAGGTAACACATTAACTTCGTTTTTAGATGAAGCGGTATATCAATATAAGTTACAAGAAAATTATTTATCTGGTTCAACAAATCTAAAACTAACTGATACTGGACCAGACAAAACAGATAGCTATCATATTAATATCCCAGAAACGTTTGTAACAAAATCAATGAGGTTCACATCAGATCAAATTACAACAACTAAGTTTCAATTGATATCAACAACTGGTAGAGATGATGATAACAAAATATTATTGAATCCAAGCGAATCAGTAAAATCTAATCTCTCAGCTACAGATGAAAGTAATCAAAGTATATACAGTCCAGTTGAAGGAAAAAGAACAGCACCACAAGGAAAGGTTGAGATAAGTGTTTCACCGGCAAACGTATTAAATAAAATTATATTAAATCATATAGGTCCAACAAACGTTGCTAATAAGTTTGGTGAGGCAAAACATTTCA